TCGTTTTAACTCTGCCATTTTTATAAATTATATATTCGGGTTAGTTGAAAGTCAAGAATTATTTTTTCGTTGCATTTAAAATGTTGGTGCGCTCTCTTCAAAACTATAAAGTGCGTATCTTAATGCGTCTGCCATGTGAGAAGAAGAATCATGAACCGGTTTCTCTCTTATTAAGTTTGGATTCGGATCCCACCTATATTGGTCAAGAGACCTCAAGACTTCTACGCAGGAAGAATCAACGATAAGCCGATCATTGTCAATAAGGGAAGCCACGTGGCCAATCCCATCAACAACAGATTTTTTGGCGTTAATGGTTGAAATGTCATATTGTTGAGCAAAGTCGAATCGAGTCTGTGCTGCTGCTGCGTCAATGAAGCAGTAGTCGACTTCTCTTCTTTCAATAATTTCTGATAAGTATCCCGCATGTTCCTCCGTTGTGCGTTCCGCCGCATAATACTCTTCCATTAAGTAGTATTTATGTCCATCAAAAGCTAGTACACACAGTGCTGTGGGGTCTTTAAATCCTACGTCGAGCCCCGATATTATATCCATCCCACTAAAATCTCTTTCAGATAAATCTTGAACACACTTTTCGTAGTTGAAGTTCCAAATCTGTCCTTCGAATACATTGAAATCTGCTTCATATTCTTGTGCAAATTCTGCTTGACTCATCGAGCGTCGAGCTTCATCAATATCGCTTTGAGAAGCTCTTGGATTATCCTGCCAAGTAGCTTTTATACAGCACCACTCGTTAAACTCATCAGTATAGCCCCGATTAAAAAAACGGCTAAACCAATTGTTCCTGCCCCGAGGAGTGCTAATAAATAGAGCCTTACTACCGGGTTTATCGAGTGTGGGTCTAATGGCAACGTTGAAGGCAGTTTCTCCATCTGCCAATGCCGCTTCATCGAAGAGAACAAAGTCATAGCTTCTTCCTACAACAGAGTCAATTTGATTGACTGACCCGAGTCTTATAGTAGATCCGTTTGTAAGTTCAATTACACGATCTTTTGCATTGTCTCTCGCAACTTCAAGATCAAAATGTTTTATAAGATTTCTTTGGAGATCAAAACTAATATTGCTAAGGTTGTAATTAGGAGAGACAATAAGTACATGGCATCCTGGAACGAGGGCGACACATTGGGCAATAATGTTACCAATATATGTTTTTCCTTGCCGCCGACTAAGAGCCCCAACAACAAACCGATACTTAGGATTATTAATAGCATTTATTAACGCTCTCTGTGAAGGAATTGCTTCTATTCCAAGCAACTCCAAATAACTTTCAATAGGAACCTTTAAAAAGTCTCCTGGTACTATTCTATCGAGAACTATGTCTCGTCTGCTGACTTCCATTCTTCATCACACTCACAAGGGTCACATGCACATTCATTACAAGGTTGTTTTAATCCTCTTAACTGATCGAGAGGCGATTCTTTTATTACAGTTTCTTTAATTCCGGCAGCAGCTTTTGCTTCCGCTTCGGTAGCATATTTTTCAGAGCTACCGGCCACTTTCCACATATTACCTTTTTGATAGATCATAGTTCACCTTTCATAATCATTCCCGCTAAAAAGAGAATGAGTGCTCCGCCTCCTGCCCACACGAGACGATGAAGCGATTGTACAGAGGTTTTTACTTCTGTCCAACGCTCTTTACTTTCTTCTTTCCCTTCACGAAGTTCATTAAAAATAGTTTTCCATCTTTCTTCGCAAACAGCTTCATGCTGGGCAAATTCTACTTTTAATTCCTGTAATTCTTTAGTCGGATTGTCCAAGTAACTTCTCCATCAGTTTTCCATAGTTTCCTTCACCAAAGGGAGAGTTAATCTGCACATTCTGTTGTTTAATGTTTGTAGAGGCTGTAGAAGTTTTTCTATGGTCTTCAGACATTTTATGAGCGAGTGCAATTATATCAACGAGGTCTTTGCTAGAGTACTGGTCTGAATCACGAGCTTCTTGTAGTTTATTTTCAATAACTTCGTCGAGTAATTCAGCAAGTCGGAAACGGTTACGATAACCTTGGTCGAGGTAGACCGAGTTAATATATTCTTTTACTTCAGATTTTTCAAGTATCTCGTATACTTGGTCGGGAGAGCACCCTAAAGAGTTTGCGGCAACGAGCGCATTGCCAGTGCTTAAATAGGCGTTGGCTACTTCAAGATTTTCTGGGGCCATTTTTACGAGCTTCATAGAGTCAAGTATAGAATGTTAAGACCAAAAAGTCAAGAACTATTTTTAGGAAGGTTTTGTTGGCCAAGAAGCTTCAGATAAATCTATAGCCCCTGAATGATCAAAAATTTCTGGATAATCTCTGAGAGCTTGTCTATAAACTCTCCATTCTTCTGCTTGAGTTTCTGATAATCCTGAATCAGGTAGTTGAGTCCAATCACAAGCGTACAATTTTGCATTCCTTTCTAATCTTAAATCCTGCAAAAGTTCTTGCTTATAAAATATCCATTTACGAGTTTCCCATCTCCAATAATGACTCGGTTTAGGTATTCTTTCTTCCCATTGATTAGTTTCAAAGTTCCAAAAATTTGTTTTGCTATAGGTTTTTATATCAAAAGAAATATCAAAATGTTTTGCAATATACTCGCCATAATTTAAATTATCCCCATACATTGAATCATTTCCTGGTTGAACCCAATGGCTAATTTCTCCTTCATTGTTTATAAAAGCAACTTGTATCATGATAGTCTCCTAAAAATTATATAATCTTTGGCGGAATATTCTGCCGAGGTCCAAGAAGAGAAAGTGGTGGTAGTAGGCGGAGGAAGAACAACGCTAAGTATATACGCATGACTTATTCTTATAGTTCCCGCACTATCGTCAAAATAAGCCCAAGCTCCGCTTACTTCATAATAGTCTGGAACTCCCTGTCCTTGCGGTGCCTCTATTTTAAGGACAGTACACGTAAAAGTATTCATAGCAACGTATAATTCATTAAAAGTATTTGGATTATTATGCGTGTACAAAGCAGTAGAGTTTCCAGACAATTTTCCATAAGAAATTATTTCTACGCCCTGCCCAAAATTTGAGGAAAATAGAAGAGCAGTACCATTATCCTTAAATACCTCTATACCGTATCCTGAGCCGGGTGTTATTTTTCCAGTTCCAGTAAAATCTTGTGGCTTTATATAAAAATGCTTTACCCCGTCTGCTGCTAAAAAGTTTCTTTCTTCAGTAGTATGCCCTCCAAAAAGCTCATTTGTAGGACTACCTGTACTACTAAAAAACAAAGTGCCCGATTCGTTGTCTTGAGGTCTTGCTAAGAGAATATCTTTGCCTATTCCTGTATAACTGAACTCGGGATCTACAGTATACCCAGGTGTCGAACTAACACTGCCTGGAGCATAATAATTTGGGTATTGTTCGTCTGTATTAAATACTGTTCTTCCGCTTGAGTTTTTTACTTCAATTCCATGTGACATTTTAAATCCTTAATACATAATAATAAATAGTAAGACTACCGGTTCCTCCATTAGATTGGACGACGGTAGTAATAGTAAATTGTCCGGAAGATATAGTAACTTCGTGTGCTACAGCTAATGCTAAATAAGGAGTATAGATTAGAACCTCCCACGTACCATCATTAGACATACCTGCAACAGAAACATTCTGAGTATATGTATTGCCCGCGGAAAAATCTAACTGTCCAGCATTTCCTGCAGCTACTATTCTAGGAACTGTACTATTAACAGATAGTATTGTATTTCCACTAGCATTATAAACTTCAAAACCATAATCTGAACCTCCCGCAACTTGAATTTCTAGAATGGAGGAGTCTGTGGAAGCTGAAGCATTGTCTGTAGCAGTAGCTTTATACCTTAACGTAGTGGGAGAGTTAGGGGTAGTAATAGTAGAGGTTAAACTATTTGAATTTGCATTACTGGTCGGAGAAGGAGTTGTTGTAGGTCCTGATAACTGGGTCCAAGCAATAGAAGAAATACTACCGTCGGTATCTGTTGCAGTAGCTGTTAAATCAACAGAAGTGTTAATGGCGGGAGTGTAACTACTAGCAGAAACGGATATAGAGGGAGGCACATTAGCCACATTACTATCGTATGCTATATCAAAGGTTACTCCAGTATCTACTAAATTTCCGTTTCCTCCTACGTTTACATCTCTACGCACCTGTACGGCATATGTGTTTGTGTTTCCATCTTGTAAACTAGCATCCGTAAAAGTAATAGTACCATTACCCGTTCTGAATCCTAAAAGTGTGGTTTTTGAAGAATTATAAACTGAATAGGTCTCTAAAGAATTTCCGTTCGATATTACTACTTG